ATAATTGTATCTCCTTGTATTTTTATTTGTTTATAATCTATCAAACACTACGTCGCCGTCATCGGTAACTACCGCGTAAGTTCCAGTACCGTTGAATGTGTCATCGTCTTGGCTTGCGGAATATGCACCAAGCATATAAACTTCGGCATGGACAGGTGTAGAGTAAGATGTCGTTTGGCGCAACGAATTGCTTTGTACAGTGATTTCGTCACCCCACCCCATATCCGTGTAAGACGAACTTGTGGAAATACGGCGTTTGTAGTTGAAAAGGAAATTGGCAATACGTTGCGCGTCGCTTATCACACCACCGCGATAGTTGATGATATTCGTAAATGTCATTTCGCGGTTACTTGCATTTACTACACGGCCATTCTTGCAAACGGTGTGTGGGTCAATTTGAGGAAATTCCCACACCAAAGAGCAATATGCTACCGACGGCAACAATGCAGACGATGATGTTTTACGCAAACGGCAAACGATGTCGAGGTGTTCAACGTACATTGCATCAATCGTAATGGTGTCCTTTCCTTGACCTTTACCAGTTTCTTGTGTTGCTTGTGAATAGCAATACAAAGTGTTGATAAGGTGCTCGGTTCTTTCGTTGTCAACCTTGCCGTACCATTCGATGTAATAGTCATCGGTTACGTCATCGTTGTTATCGTCGAGAACTTGTGCAACGAAGTTGTAAACCGAACTACCACCAGACAACACATTAAAAATGGTCTTTGTAGGTGCAAGTAAATTGATTTTCAAAGAGCCACTTGTAGCATCCTTGTTTGTAGCAAGCAATACGGTTTCTTTAACCTCAATCGTAACGCCGCTATCTCGTGGGTCAATATACGTTGCAACACAACAAAGGTTTTGTCCTGCATTGGAATCGCCTACGGTCGGAGGTGTTACATTCTTTTGAACGTACAACTTAAAGTCAGGATTTCCTGTTGTGGGGCAATAATAGTCATTAAGAACACCGCCCGTTTCTGCCTCGACTGCCGTAATTCGCACCCAATGAAGGCCAGGCCAAAAAACATCGGTAGCCGAATAGTCGGTATTGTTGGACGGGTCAAAGTAGTACCACACCGCACTTGCAAACGAAGGGTGATAAATCGTTTCGGTACTTGTATCTACGGCCACGATTGTAGGCTCCAATTGCAAGGGAGTAGATTGACGGTCGGGGCTATACGCTCCCGTGTTCACGTAATACCATTGCTCTAAGGTGTCACTTGGATGAATCGCAAACGAATCAGACAATGGCGTAAGCATTGTTTGGATTACGGTAGGTCTTGAGGTGTTTAATCTTCTTCCCATAATTTGTTTAACTTATAATTTGATTATCTACTATTCTTGTAGTCTTGCCATCGTTTACGGAAACGGTGCAAGTGAATATTGCCTTGTTAGCGGATGACCACGTTTGAGGCATGTCATTGTTCGTCAGATGCAAAGTCTTTATGCCAGTGACCAATCCCGTGTGTTGTGCATCCCAAGATTCATCAGCAACGGTTTTTCCGCTTTCGCTTTCACGTGTCCAGTTCCAATATTCTGCGGCCACATCGTTTGTTATATCGACGTTGCCATAGAATAAGTGTGGTGTTACCACCGTGTCAACGTTTCCACGTCTAAACGAATATCCTTTGCTTGAAACAAATTCAATCGTAAGGTTATCGTTACCATCTACCAAACGCCAATAAGGACTGTTCCATTTTGGCTCGTAATATGTAGCCACACCACCCGAAACGACAGGTTGGTGTTGTAGGCATTGCCAACGGCCACCGTTATGACGTACCTCGTGGATTTCGTATTGTTGGGTTTCCTCGTTGTATTCGTTATAGAAATAAATACCTTGGCCTGGAGACGGATTGGCTATTTGGCTACCATCAACCCATTCACCGCAAAACACGGTTACTGGCACAGGTAATCCTTCGCGGTCAACCTTGATGTAATTTCCCACGACGATACCTTGCGCGTAAAGCCAATCGGTATGCTCGCCAACTTGATTCAGAATAGCCCTTACGTCGGGATAGTTCTTTACAAATTCAGGCAATTCACCAATGGTAACGCCATAGTTTCCGTTCTTTAGGATAGGACTATCAACACCCGTATATTTGACTACGCGGCCATCGGTAGTGCTTATCATAAACATACGCTGACGGCGAATAATCGACGCTTTAATGTCCTCATAATCGGGGTCTTCGGGGTCTGAATAGTCCACGCATCCCCAACGGGCAATTGTCATCAATTCACACGGCTCAAAGTTCTTTCCAGCAGGTGTAAAATGATGCGTTATACCTGTCGTTGGGTCGGTATAGTCATCACTATACAAAACGACCTGTATCTGATTTACTCCAAGGTTTACGTTGGTGTTGTGTGTGCCTATTACACGCATCCATGACGTGTAGTATTTGTTTGCACCATCAACCTCAACACTTGTGCTTTCGTAGTCGCTTACACCTGCTTGTTTGGCCGCTAACGTGTTGATGATACCTTTTACGACGTTGCCGTACATTTGTCCTGTCACATATCCTTGATACTTTTCTTTCAAAGTAAGGATATACGAAATACTGTGGTCGGTTTCGTCCTCGATAACATCTACCTTTTCGATTTGGTCATTATCGGTAAACAACGTATCACCCTCTTGTGCTTGCAAGCGGTTTACTATCAATTCGACAATTTCCAAGAAAGAACGTACACGTGCCGATTCAAATTCAGCGTTACCAAGGTTATCAATACGCCACCCACGACCAGTATAAAGTCCTTCCTCGAATTGCGGACTTTGTATCTTATCATGGAAAATAACGCTACCTAATGCGTCTAAGCCTTGTTGGAAAGTAATACGCCCTTGGCAAACATCATCAACAACCTTGCTTAACTTGCTGTTTATTTCTTGTATCAGGTTTTCGGAATAGTATTTTTGCAATTCCGACACTTGCACACGCATACGGCTTACGTCATCGGTTACTTGGCCTATTTGGTTAAGCACAATTTCTACGTCATCGGTAAGCGTGATGTCATATTGCGGCAAAGGCTTGTCACCATATTTGATAGTGATTTGCTTGATATACAACGCCATTTGTACGCCTGCGTATTGGAAACGTACAATATTGTTGTTTTGTATTTGTTCGAGTATTCCTGTGTTTGTAGCAAAGAAATGCTCGTCGAATTTCAGTGGATAGTCATAGTAATGTACGTTATTCTCCAACATATATTCTTTCATCGTTTCATCAAGGCTTTGTTCTGCCGTTGTGATGTACGATGTAGGCAAAGAAATACCAAGGATAACGAACTTGTCACCATAAACTGGATAACGGTATTGATTCGGCATAAGAGTACCAAATGTGTCATTATCCTTTTGAACGATGACATCTATTGACCCAAGATTTGATTTCGGGAACTTTTCAAGGTCACGTTGTGCTCCGTCTGGCGCAAAATTGCCATCGGAATCATAGAAGTTGGCCTTGTATAATTCCCAATCCACTTGAACGGGGAAAGTACAACCCATACACGAACCGCTGCGCATATTGATGTTCATTTCTTGCGTAACGGCAGCACATGCGTAAAGGTCGAATGTCAATTGCGGTAGTTTAATCTTGAAATAAGATTGAATATACTCGCCATCGTCATTCATCGTATCATCCCATTCTGGTGTTGGGTCGGCATGTATTTGTAATATCTTGTGCGTTTCGTTGTACCACGATGACACAAGTGTAACATACACGAAATTACCCTTTATAACGCTATCCAACGTCGCCGTTGCTTGACCTGTGCGCCATTCCCAATGCCCAGCAGGTATAGATGCCGACGGCAAAGATTCTGCGGTTGCTGGCGTATAGTGGCACGTATTATCGCGCATACTAACGATAAGTTGCAGTTGCCAACCGTCAATGCCTTGGCCGCGCATCGTTGCAATACGAGCTTGCAAATAGTTATACCATTGTGTGTAGGTGTAATATTCACCGTCCTCGTCGTATGGTGTTGCACTAATGATAGCAGCCTCGCCCAATTGTGGATATTCTTTCTCGAATTGGTGTACCTCTACCGACGGTGCAAGTACATTGATATTGTTAGGGTAAGCGTGTGTAGCATCGTCTATCGCATCGTAATAGTCCTTTATCTCAATGTCTGGGTCATAGCCAGTCGCATTTGGATTGACTTTCTTGTTTACCGTTTCCGAATAGATAGACGGCATAAGTGTTGTGCGCGTAAACGGATGCTTGATAAGGCGCACACGTTGGCCAGCTACTATACCATCATAGATAGGGTAGGAATTGGCCGCATTTGGATTATTGTTGATTGTATAATCCCATGATTGATTACCAGTCCAAGGGATTTGAGGGTAGCCATAAGGAACGTTTCTATCGCTACCATAACCAACGATACGTGTAACGATTTTGTTGTTTCGTGGTGTGCGAGAATTGTTCTTCAATCCAACACCCTTGCCAAATTGGAAAATGAACGGTGTAGATGTCTTATGGCCTTGCGCGTCAATGGTGTATATTTCTTGTGTTGGGAGGCCAAAAGTGATAAGGAAACGCTTACCTTGTGCGTAACCTGTTTCGCCTTCCTTTATTGATGTAATAACGAAAGGAACCTCCCACGTATCATAACCCGTTTTCAAGGCATTGCTTATGAATTGCTTATCGAATTGCAACACCTCGTCTGGTATTTCGTTTTGCTTTTCTTGCGATACCGACGATGACATGATAACAAGCCATTCGGTGCTTGCAAGGTTGGCATTAAGTTTTGCGATATATTCGGAAAACGTGCCAATCCAAGAAAATGTCTTGTTTTGAGAAAGATACTTTGCTTGGTCTTGCGTTACGGCAACATCGGTAAACGGGAAATTGCCGAGCATATACATGGGATGATAGAACGTAAACGAGTATTTGGTCATGCCCTTTAATTGGGTGTTTTCCGTGACCATGCCCTCGCGTACAATTGTCGGTGGCGACACAAGTGTATATTTTACACCATTTAAAATGATGTATTCTTGCATCGTCACCGCCAAAGTGTTGTCGATATAATAAACGTCACCCGTTATCTTGTCACCAAGTGACATAACAACGCTATCCGACGTGGATTTCTTTAATTCCAAGCCGTGAAAAGCCGTACCGTCGGCGTTATATATGGGAAACGTTAGATTACGTCCTAATGTATTTTGAGCCATCTTATCAATTTTACAAATGCAAAGATACAACAAAGAATCGAGAAAATCAAAGAAATCTTAAAGATTTTAGGAATTTTTGTTTTTTCATCGACCTTAACCTCTTGATGATTTATCTTTTCGGTCAAATAATCGCACTTTGCTATGTACTGTCTCAGCGAGTCACGTGCAAGGCGAAAATGTGCGATTGAATCAAGCAATTGTTTTTCATATTCGCGGTTACGTGACACGGTTTCCTTTTCCTTGTGCCACGTTTCTTGCTTGATTACATTACCTTGTGCATCAACCGTCATAACGGTGGAATCGGACTTTTCAACCTTGGTATTAGTTTCTACTTTTTCCGTTTCCCTTACGTCAGTCTTATGGGTAACATCAGTAGAGTCTTGCTTGACAATTTCGGTCTTTGCAGAATCAACCTTTACCTCGGTCTTTTCTTTTTCGTCTTTGATGACCTCTTTCTTTGTCGCACATGACATAAGGCACAAAATGAATACGGCCACAAGCAAATATACCATTGGTGTGCCACAGCCATTATTCATCAATTGTTGTTGTTGCCACATTTCGGCATAGCGGAGTTTTTCGTCAGTTGTTTGTTCCATAATCTTTCTTATTATTTAATGACGTTGTGATGACTTAGCCTTATGTCAAATATGGCTTAATCGTAAACCATATTCTTTCCGCGATAATCAATCAACAAATCAAGTGACGCATCAATCATTATAAGGTTGAATTGTGTGCCATCGTATGCAAACACGGCAGTATCGCCACCTTTGATGACATTTGCTGCAATGTTAGCACCTTTGTACTTTATTGCCACTGCGCCTTTGCTTGAAATGTTCAATGTGGCATTTGCTGGAACATCATTAGTAAACTTGATAGTCACAATATCTCCAGTAGATGCGGTGTAATCTGCAATTGTTACTGCTTTTGCTGCTGTAGCAGCCGCAGTTGAACATGTGCCGTAATAGGTGTGTCGTGCGTCAATAATCGCTTTAGTCGCTCCGCTATTGATTGCCCCCCATTGCGCTTGGTTGAATTGCGTGTTGCTTAACGAAAATTCGTACTCCCACTCTTCTCCATTAAACTTGTAACGCTTATAGAACATGTTTCCGTACTCGTCTGTATCTTCAACATACCCATAATCGTTATCGTCGGCACCAGTGACCGCCTGTAATTCTTCAAGTGTTGCATACGTTCCTCGGAAAGTAGCGGTACTTGTTGCAATAGCGGTGGTCACAAAACTCATATTTACCAAAGGATTAAGAATCGTTGTTCCATCGGGTATCAGTGCCTTTACGATGTCTTGCTCAAAAGCAGCAACACCGCAAGGGCGCATTTCATTGTCAAATAGTTTTACGTAAATCATATCGGATAAGTTTTAAAAATTTGTATTATATGTTTTTATATTCGTTAGTTGCATCGAATGACGGGCAAGCCTTGTTAGCAAAGTCACGATGACCATGTATCTTTGCAAAGGGATATTTCTTGCGTAAATCCTTCAACAAAGAAAGCAAAGCCGCCTTTTGTGCATCGGTTCGCGTGTCCTTTGGCGACGTGCCATCTGTCTTACACCCACCAATATAGCACACACCGATGGAATGTGCGTTATGGTTCGTGCAATGTGCGCCCACCAAATTAACGTCACGGCCATTATGTAGGCTACCGTCACGATAAATCACATAGTGATAGCCAATATCATTAAAGCCACGTTGTTTGTGCCATTTTGTGATGTCTGCTACCGTATAGTCGCGGCCTTCGCGTGTTGCACTACAATGTACGATGATTTCATTGATGCGACGGGAGGACGTTTTTAGTTTGTCAATATTGCCAAGCAACTTAGCCCAAGTAGCATCGCCGACGATACCGTCTGCTTTTAAGCCGTTCTTACGTTGGAAATCACGTACTGCTTCCTCAGTAATGCGGCCAAAGATGCCATCTTGTGCAAGGTGCAATGCGGCTTGCAATTGTTTTACTGCCGCACCTTGGCTACCCTTCTTGATTGTTTCCATCTTTTTTTATGTTTTGTGGTTCGTTATCGTCTTGTGTCGAAGCAAAGCTGTTGTCGTCAATATTCTCCATTAGACTAACTTTCTTGCGGTGCATACAGCCTGCCACACCGCATAGGAAAGGGGAAAGGACATCAATACGACGGCCTAAACGCGATATGTCACGTTTGTACTGAATATCCATATCAGTCATTCGCTTCTCTATCTCAATGTATTTTTCACGCATTTCCTTGTTTGCCTTACGTTCCTCGTCACGCTCATCTTTGTAGTGGTCACGTTCCAGACAAACCTCGTCAAGTCGTTTAAGTACATCTTCGTGCATCTGTTGATATGCATCCTGCATAGACTTAAAGGCATCTGCTTCAATCTGTTTCGCTTCACCATTTGCCTTACGCTTACTTGCCTTCCAATGCAAGAACCATCCACCACCAAGAAAGACGGTTAAAAGCGTATTGATAATATTGTAAATTTCCATATCCATAATCACCTCGCTTTCTTGTTAAGATAATCCAGTTTTAACCCTGTTATCTACGATTTCGTCGCTACGGTTTACGCTCATATTCTTGGCTTTTTCCGCATTTTGTTGCACACCGTCCAAAGGAATAAGCGCACCGCGTTCCTCGATGATACGCTCAACCTCGTCTGGTGCTGCATCGGGCGACTTTTCGATGACCGTTTTCATAGACAGCCATTGAGACTCCATAGACAAGTTCGTAATCTTGGTATTGTTGGTTTCCAATGACCAAGGCACGATTTCGGTAGCAATATGAAGTTTTGAATATTTGTCAACACCATTGTTTTCAAGGTCAAGCCCCTCTTGGTGCAAATACACCATGTCATTGACAAACTTTTTCCAATCCTTTGCATTTTGGGTTGCCAAGGCATAGTCATTCGACATAGCAAGGGCAATACCATTACCGCCACTATTGGTAGTAGTGATGTCCTTTGGTGTAATGAAAGATGTGGACGAGAACAATGAAATTTTTTCCTCTAAAGTCTTGAGGTAGTCATTCATCGTCGTGGGTTCTGGCATCTTCAACACCTCGGCCGATTGCTTACCACCCGTTGTGTCGCTTGAAAGGTTGATAATCAACGTAGAACTATCGCGCTTGAATGAATCGGCATCCATTTCTCCTGTGAACACAAGGGCAAACGTACCAAAGCGTTTCAAGGCAATATTGTTGATATTCGCCATAAGTTCCCACATTTCGCATGAACTTTGCGCATATTCCCAAGCAACCGTTTCGCGGCGGTGCAAAAGCGGACAACGAGAAAAGCCGTGTACTTCACTTTGAATATTCCATGTTTTGCCGTCATCGGATGGTGTGCAACGGTAATGGTTTTTGTTATCGTATGTATCAATAATCGTCTTGCCGTCAAGTTGATACACCAAAGAACGTGCAACCTCAAAACCGTACTCGTCATAGTTTGGTACGATTTGATAGCCATCACGATAACTATACGTTGTTACGACAGTCTTTCCTGTTTCCTTGTCAAAACTGAATAAAAGGCCACAGTTACCAAGTTTCTTACAAATGCTGATAGCACGGGCGAGCTGCCAATCAAGATTGCGTTGTTCCCATTCGTCTTTAACGGTTTCAAACGGGTCTATACCGCCATTCTTGGCATCGTTCTTACCAAGGTTAAACAACAACGGATTGGACGTAAGAGAACGGACATGAGCGGCGTGAATCAACTTTTGGAACGAGCACGTTTGGGTCATATCCATCATGCCAAAGTTCAAAGGCGTACCGTCGATTTTCACTTTGATATGAGGAATTGACTCGTTCAACAAAATGTGATGCAAGTCGGGCTTGTATTCCGTAATATAGCGGTCTTGCGAAATAGGCGTAAGTTCAAGGTTTGCAAAGCCAGTATCAAGGATTGTGTTATTCAAGATAGGCTCGCCCTCGTAACCATGAGGCACCATTTTGCCGCCACGTGTAAAAGGCTTCATTTTAACAAGCCGATTAGGGTCTTGGAGAAACCATTTTATGTCATGTAGTCTAATCATCGTTATATCGTACTTAAAACATTTAATATTTCACTCGCATTACGTATCTTCTTTCGGTGTATCCGTGGGTCAACGTAGTTTTCATTCGTAACGTTAAGCATCGCCAACATGTCCTCGGTTTGTATTTGCTTGCGGATTATTCCTGCATCCTCTTTAAGCATTTTATGGCAATCGTAGATACTACCGCCACAAAGCAATATGACGTTATCGAAAAGGTCAGGTGACATACCCTTTAGCAACGAGTGCATATCATCTTTGCTCATCATCATTATGCGGCCATTTGGCGTTTTCTTGAATTGGAATATACGGCTTTCAAAAATCATGTGCTTTAAGTAAGTCGTACCTCCCTCGCGTTTCATATTCTTATGATATAACGCGCATTGGCC